CAAGCGGCGGAAGAGGGGACTGGCGGAATACCTGGACGGCAGGAACTCGCAGACGTCTCCCGAGCTGACGGCAATGCACAAAGCTATCGAGTCGTTCCTGAAATACTCGAACGTCCTCGGGCTTAACCCGGTGTCGAGAAACAGGATCGACTTGAAAGAAAAAGAGAAAGAGAAAAAAGACCCCATGGAGGATATGTGGAATGAAGCGGCGAAGTAATTATTTACTTGCCGTTTTTTTTATCATCATGGCACAGACAGCATACACGGCGGAATGGTACATGGATCAGGTTCTCACCGAAAAAGAGGTTGTCGGGAAATATGTGCGCCTGGCGGTCGAGCGTCATGTCAATGATCTTGAGCGGGCAAAGACGGACGAATTCCCGTATCGGTTTAACCGGGAGAAAGCAATCAGGAAGATCCGCTTCACCCAGGAGCTCAGGCACACCAAGGGTGAGTGGGCGGCACGACGACAGAAGCTATCCCTTGAGCCATGGCAGCAGTTTATTGACTGGGTTGTCTACGGTTGGGAGCGGAAAGATAACGGTCTCCGGAGGTTTACCAAGGTCTACGAAGAAGAGGCCCGGAAGAACGGGAAGACAACCCGGGGAGCTGCGGCGGCAAATTATGCCCTTACCGTCGACGGAGAAGCCGGGGCGGAGGTCTACTTCATCGCCACAAAGAAAGATCAGGCAAAGATAGCCTGGTCCGAAGCTGAGCGGCAAATACAGAAACACCCTTTCCTCCGAACGAAGACGAAGACATACAAGATGAACTCGACTGTCGTCATTCCCGGGACAGCAACGCTCATGCGGCCCCTGGGACAGGACAGTGATACCGAGGATGGCCTGAATCCTCACTTTGTGCTGGTGGACGAATACCATGCACACCCGACGAATGAACTGATCAACGTGATGGAATCCGGTATGGGTGCCCGACAGCAGCCGATGACCTACATCATCACGACCGCCGGTTTCGACAAAAACAAGCCGTGTTTTCAGGAAGAGCGGCAGCTTGTCGTCGATATCCTTGAGCGAAATATTAACCCGGTTCCGGAGACGATCTTCGGGATCATCTTTTCGCTGGACGATGATGACGACTGGACGAATGAGAATGTCTGGGTGAAAGCGAATCCGAACCTCGGTGTGTCTGTATCCTGGGACTACCTACGGAAGCAGGTCAACGAGGCCCTACTCTCCCCGGCGAAACAGAACAACGTCATGACGAAGCACTTCAACGTATGGACGCAAGCAACCAGCCGGTGGATCGGATCGGAAGCCTGGGCGGCCTGTAGCGGTAAAGTGTTCGAGGAAAAACTCGCCGGTCGTCCCTGTTATGCGGCGATGGACTTATCGACAAACATCGACCTCACCGCCTGGGTCCTCTGCTTTCCTCCTCTTCCGGGAGAAAAAGAATTCCAGTTTGTCTATCGGTTTTTTATCCCGAACGACAACATCCTGGAGAAACAGCGGAAAGACAAGGTTCCGTACCTGCACTGGAAAAACCGGGGCTATGTGATCGCCACGGACGGGAACGTGATCGACTACGACTACATCGAAGCGCAGATAAAAAGCGACGCGGAGAAATTCAAGATCCGAGAGGTCGCCTATGACCCGTGGAACGCAACCGAGATTGTGAACCACCTTTCACAGCAGGTGGAGATGGTTCCCTTCCGGCAAGGCTTCGCGTCGATGAGTGCGCCGTCGAAAGACTTCGAGAAAAGAATTCTTTCCGGGGAGATCGCGCACTCAGATAACCCGGTGATGACCTGGATGATTTCCTGCACCGAGGTGAAGACAGATCCGGCTGGGAATATCAAGCCGGTAAAGCCGGACCGGGGGAAAACAGGGAAACGGATAGACGGCGTTATCGCGTCGATCATGGCGCTTGATCGGGCCGTCCATAACGAAGCAGGCGGCATCTCAATATACGAATCGCAGGGGGTCCGCGCGATATGAAAATATTTGACAGAATCCGGGCGGCGGGGCGAGCCTTCCGTGACGGCGAATACTGGGAACAGTTTGTCGGCAAAACCGGCAACAGCTACGCCGGAGTAACGGTCAACGAAAGGACCGCGAAAAACTACTCTCCGGTCTTTGCGTGTGTATCCCTGGCATCCGAAACGATATCCACCCTACCGATAGGGCTCTACGAGAAGACCGAAGATGGCCGGAAGCCGAGAACGGATCACCCGCTCTATGGACTTCTCCACGACAGGGCAAATGCGTCGATGAGCGCCCAGACATTCCGCGAAATCATGCAATGGAACTGCGAGCTGCGGGGGATAGCCCTGGCACGGAAGATGAAAACGGGGTATGGGAAGATCCGGGAACTCTGGCCTATGAGCCCGGATATCATCGAGCAGGTATATGCCGATCCGAAAACGGGTCGGCTTTTTTTTAAGCAAAAAGATGGCGTCATCCTATCGCAGGATGACGTTTTTTATTTCTACGGGCCCGGAACGGACGGAATAAGCCCTGTTAGCAGGATAACGCTGGCGAAGCAGTCCCTTTCCGTAGGCATGGCGGCGGAAGAATATGGCCGCCGCTACTTCTCCGAGGGGACGAATATCGGCGGGTTTATCCGCCGGCCGGACGGTAAAAGCCTGTCTGACGAAGCCTTCGAGCGCCTCCGGAAGCAGATGAATCAGAAATACCAGGGATTAAAGAACTCCCACGGCCTGATCATCCTGGAAGAGGGGGCGGAATACCAGAAGGTCGGCTTGTCGAATAACGACAGCCAGTTTCTTGAGACCCGCCGCTTCCAGGTGGAAGAGGTGTGTCGCTGGTTCGGCATGAAGCCGCACATGATCGCCGACCTGTCACACGCCACCTACTCGAATATCGAGCACCAGGGGATCGAGGCGGTCCGGTATACCTGGCGGCCCCGATGCGTGAGATGGGAACAGGCTATCAATACCCAGCTCATAACCGAGCGGAACCTCTACGCCGAGCACAACCTTGACGGTCTCATGCGGGGCGATCTTCCCTCTCAGGCTCAGGCGTGGCACGCGCTCATACAGGACGGAGTTCTCAACGCCGACGAGGTCCGGCAGATGCTGAATATGAACCCGCAGGAAGGCGGCCAGGGGAAAGTCTACTTCATGCCCCTGAACATGATCGACAAGGCGAACCCCCCGGACTATAGCGAGCCCGCACCCGAGCCGGAAGCAGATCCCGATCCTGTCCCGGAGCCGGAATCGAAAAGCGCAAAGCCGGGAGAGCTTCGGGCTGAACAGCGTCGGGTTGTGGATCATCGGCGGAAAGTAGCCGAGAGCTTTCGGCGGAAATATTCGACCCTGGCGAAGAACATCGTCGAGAAAGACGCGGCACTTATTCGTCAGAAGCTGGAAGAACTGGAAGACGAGCCTTTCCGTGGCTGGCTTGCCTCCGAGTACGTGAAGGAATTCGCCAAGACGGTCAAAGAGGATTCAACTCCCGTGTTCACCGCCTACGCGATGGCCCTGGTCCCGGCGATCAGTGAAGAGGTCGGAGAGGTAGACAGCGAGCGATACGAGGCTTTCACCGACGCCTACATCAAGACGTTCTCCACCCGGTACGGAGCACGGACACAGAAGAAAGTCAAAGCCCTGCTTGACGCGGAAGATCCCCGGGAAGCCATCGAGGAGCAACTGTCGGCATGGGAAGAGACCCGAGCGGACGATCTGCAGCGGGAAGAGATCACCCGGCAGCGGTCGGCTTTCGTCAAGGCCGCCTACATGGCCGCCGGAGTGGAGAAGCTCCGCTGGGTCACCACCGGCAAGAGCTGTCCATTCTGCGACATGCTCGACGGCCGGATTATCGGAATAACACAGGTATTCGCCGGGCCGGGGGAATCCTTGGCGCCGGAAGGAAAAACACCACTAACGTTCAGCTCTGCGATCGGACACGCTCCGGCGCATGTGGGCTGTGATTGCGACATAGTCGCGGAGGTATAGAGATGGAACGACGATTCATTGAAACAGAAATAAGGGCGGCCGGGGAAGACGAGGAATGTATCGTCGAAGGCTACCCGATAGTCTACGACCAAGAAACCGAGCTCTACGGATTCAAAGAGCGGATCGCTCCGGGGGCTGCTACCGAGGCCCTGAAACGATCTGACGAGTTTGTCCTGTTCAATCATGACAGCAACATGCCCCTTGCCCGACGGGCTAACGGCACCCTTGAAGTCAAAGAGGATAAGAAGGGCGTATTCATCCGGGCGGACCTTTCCAAGTCATCCGCCGGGCCGAAGGTCTACCAGGACATCAAGAACGGACTCATCAACAAGATGTCCTTCGCTTTCACCTGTGAAAAAGACTCCTGGGAAGACAACACCCGCACGGTGGAATCCTTTGGAGAACTATTCGATTACTCGCCGGTTACATACCCGGCATACAAACAGACCGAAATCGTGGCACGCAGCGCCGACGAAGCTACCCGAAACCGGCCGGACCCCTCAACGGAGGAGGAAGGCACCTCAACGGAGGCAGAGGAAGAGAGGAAGCCGGAAGTGTATGTGGACCCTGTAGCGGTCAAATAACAACTAAATCAGGAGGTAAATCATGAAAGATTTACTCGAAAAGCGGGACAAAGCCGCGAAGGCTTACCGCGATCTTATCAAAGAAATGCAGGACGCCGAGAGAGCGCCCGGGGCTGACGACCGCTCGAAGGTCGACAACATGCTCGCCGAAATCGATACCCTGGACGCACAGATCCGGGAAGCTCAGACCGCTCAGGCTGAAAAGGTCCGGGAAATGGACGAAGCCCTGCAGAACATGGTCATCGGCGAACGGACTGTGGTCAATCCCGTGGAAACCCGCGAAAAGGAAGACCGCGAGTCTTTCCTCCGGTTTCTCCGTTCCGGCGACGGCATAGCCGAACAGCGGGAAATGACCACCACCTCCGGCGGCACCGGCGGTTACCTGGTCCCAGAAAAGTTCTTCAACGAGCTGAAAGAGTACCAGAAGGACCTCTGCCCGATCTACGATCTGGCCACCAAGAGCACCTGGGACGCCGATGCCGTGTTCCCCGTGGTCTCCGCCTTTGGTGAGACAACCATCGTATCTGAAGGGTCCGAAAAGACGGGCGTCACCCCGACCATCGCTCAGGTCAATCTGACCGGGTTCCAGTTCATCTACATGGTGGACGTTCCCGAGACCCTCATCAGGAAAAGCGCTTTCAACATCGACGAGAAGCTCGCCGGATGGTGGGCCAAGTCTCACGCCTCCGTGGCGGAAGACAACTTCGCCGAAGGAACAGGCACCACGATGCCCTACGGCCTCGCCGCGAGAGCGACCGCCGGAACCAACAGCGCCGAGGACGACGCTATTGCCGCAAACGATGTCGTCAACTGGTATTTTGACCTTAAAGCGCAGTACCGGAAAAGGGCCTCCTGGATCTTTGCCGATTCAACGATTGCCCTGATCCGGAAGATCACCAACACGGTGACAACCCACGGCGCTCTGAACTACGTCTGGATGCCCGGCCTTGGCGCAACTCCCGACACCCTGATGGGCAAACCCATCTACGCTTCCGACGGGTTCAGCTCCTTGGCTGCCGGTTCCGCCTGTGGCGTATTCGGCGACATCTCCGAATTCCAGATTGTGGAGTTTGGCAAACCGTCTCTTATCCGTGACCCCTATACCGTAGCCAACTATGGCCAGGTCCGCTTCGTAGGATACAGGCTGATCGACTCCGATCTGCCCGTAAAAGAAGCTGTCATCACCTGCGCTATCGTAGACTGAGGGGGTTAGTCATGGGTAGCAGATTAACCGAAGACCTGACCATTGATCTGGGCATCGTTGGTCAGGCGATAGACAATAACAACGTGACCGGTCGGTATATACCGATGGCCGGTCACAGAAACGCCGTCGCCGTCGCAATCGGCGGCGCCCAGGCGGCAACGAAGAAGACCAAGATCGAGTGGGTCCAGGCGAAAAACCTGGCCGGTGAATCGGTGAAGGACGTGGCAAGCTCCTCGGCTGAGGGAACCAGCGGGACGAAAGACACCGCCGCGACCATCACCCTGACAAGCGCCGAGAACACCGACACCGTGACGATCAACAGCGTAGTCTTTACTAAGGCCGACGCAAACGACACGGACGCGGCCGAATTCTTGGACGATGATGGTCTGGTGGATTGCATCGAAGCATCGAGCATCGCCGACCAGGTGACTGCAACCGCGTCATCCGATGTGGTAACCCTGATTGCTAAGGACGGCTACACCGTCACCACGTCGAAGACCCAGAACAGTGGGACCATCACCCTGGCGACGACTCAGCACATGGTCATCTCGGAAATCAATGTCGACGACATCGATTATGACGACGACTTTCTTTATGTGGCACCGAAGATCACCTGTACCGGCGATGGAGTGTACTCCGTTGTCGTTATCAGAGATCGGCGGGGCGTACCGCATACGCAGCTGGCGCAGGCACTGACTGCACTTTAATCACACAGGGGGGCCTTCGGGCTCCCCTGCTTTTTGGAGGAACGAATGAAAATCAAAGCATTGCGAAATCTGATAACGAAGAAATACGGGAACATCACGAAAGACGCCGTTGTAGAGGTCCCCGATGAGCTCGGAAAAGCCTGGGTGAAGGTCGGAGCCGGTGAACAGGTTATCGAGCCGAAAGCGGAGAAGCCCGCGGCTCCGGTCAAAGAAAAGGCCGTGAAAGAACCGAAGGCCGAGAAGGCGGTAAAATAAATGGCAACCGGCGACCTGGTAACCTTCGCCAACGCGCAAACCTATCTCGGGTACGCATCTTCACAGTCTACCCTTGCCGGTCTTCTCATCACGGCCATATCCGACAGGGTAAAGGCATTGACGAGGCGGACTATCACGGCGGCCGACTATACCGAGTACATCGATGGACACGGAGACAACATCATCCTCTTGAGACAGTACCCGGTCAACTCGGTGACGAACATCTACCTTGATGGAGGCCGAGCCTTTGCCGACGCCTCTGCCCTTGCCTCGACGGATTACTACCTGAACGAGGATACCGGCATCATCGAGCTGTATTCAAAGACAACGGCGGAAGGGGCGAAGACGGTGAAGGTCCTCTACAACGCCGGGTACTCCACGACGCCCGAGGATCTCCAGCAGGCCGTATTTGAGGCTCTCGACTGGAACATGAAGCGCTTCGAAGGATCATCCATCGGAACGGAAATGCAGAGCGCAGGCGGCGTCAACATCCGTCCTGCTCTGACGATCCCACCGTCGGCCTATGCGGTAATTATGGGATACAGGGACGAACGATGCTAGATATGACCGTGACGACCGAGGGAGAGGTCCGTGACAAGCTGTACGAATACTCGAAGCACTTCCCGAAGATCAAGAACTACATGATCGCGGAGGTCTCAAAGCAACTAGCGAAGTACGAAAAAGAGCGGTATCTGAATGGGCAGTACCTTGCGAGGCGGACAGGGACAACCTACAACTCGGTGAAATTCTTCAAAATGAAGAATGGTGTCTTCGGTGTTCGACCCGGCGCAGGTGTTCCCGGGCGGCTCAATTATCTGAATGTCTACGTTCAGGGGTACGACTCCCTGGGGCGGACGTTTCCACAGGGAAACTTTGTCCGTGATGCTGCGGCGGCTTATTTCTCATCCGGCGAACCGATACGGATTGCCGAGGGAATTGCACAGAAGACTCTGATTGCAAGATTCAAGGGGGGACTACGGTGAGCTTGAAACCGCTGGAAGATTATGCCTATGCGCTCAAGACGACGATCACGAGCAACTCTGCCGCAACCCTGACGGCGATACAGACGGAAGCGGCGGACAGTATAACCCTGGACAACTTCGCTGATGTCGAAGTCGGGTATAACAATGTATTTAACCAGCGCCGGTATCCGGTCTGTTTCATCTACCCGGCGGATGTCCGGTATGAAAACAGCGCCATGAGCGCCGAGCTGGTAACCATGCGTTTTGAAATATGGTACGCGGTGACGCACAAGGTTACCGACACCCTCACCAAGAAGCTCATGAGATACGCGGCCGCACTGAGGACAATCATATTCGAGAATAACCCACTCGGCGGGGAGGTCATCGATGCGGTGACACAGGAAGCTGAGTTTTGGCCCGGCGGGCCTGATAACGCGGGGATAGCTGCCGGAAAGGTAGTCGTATCCCTGGTGAGCGAATTAAGGAATTAGGGGGCAGTCCCTAACAATATCGAGAGGCCGTATGGCCTCTTTTTTTATGGAGGAAGATCATGTCTTCAACGAACAATGTAAAGGTGACAATCGGCGGCCCTGAAACCACCCTAGGGACTGCCGAATCCAGAGCGTATGTTGTCCCGATCTCGGGCCTACCTACACTCAAGAGGGCGGCTGAAAAAGCCGAGGACCCGGTTATCGTCGGGCGAAACATGGCCGCCGGGGATTTCACAATGGCCTCCCCGGTGGGGGGTGAGCTGCCGCTTTCCCCGCGTCCTTGCGGCGGATTCGGTCAGATCATGGCCGGGCTGCTTGGCGACGACCTCGCGACTCCGGTGGAGATCGGCGCGTGTATCCGTGTCATGTATACCGGGGGTGAGGATTCCTGTGACATCACGGTAGTGGATACCGACGACTCGGAAGCTATCAGCGCGGAGTTCGGAACCCTCGGAGCTGAAGAGGATGATGACAACTTCGGGACGGAGGGAAGTTATGACCTCACTAACGCATCATCCGACACGGTGGGCGAGCTGGTAACACTCATCGATGACGATACCGGATACACCTGTGAGAAGGTCTGGGGTGCAGATTCTGTCGATACTGCGACACCCGTGGCAATTACCCACAGCCAGGCAAAAAATAAGTGGGTCTATATCTTTTTTGGAGCGGCCGATACCGGCGCATATCTCCACAAGTTCACCGCCGGGCTTACCTCCACCGAGAGAGACTCCTGGTCCTTCCAGGTGGACGGTATGCAGACGAACCAGCTTTTTTCCGGATGCAAGGTCGACTCTCTGAGCCTTTCTGCCGCACTGAAGGGAATGGCGGAAGGTTCGGCCAACCTGCTCGGGACAACCTTCAACGACGACACTATATCTGCTGCGTCATCCCTGACCCTTCCCGACGTCGATCCGATGATCTTCGCAAACGGAGACTGCTACTTCGGGGCGACGGATTTCAGCTCGAAGATTCAGGACCTCTCCCTTGAGATAGCGAATAATCACGGAGCCGACGGATACGGGCAGGGGTCCACCGACCGGGTGAAACTTTACAAGGGCAAGTTTGAGGCTTCCGGCTCTCTCTCGGCAACCCTGGACTCCGCTACCTATGCCCTGAAAGACGGCGTCATCGACAACGATCGGTATGCACTGAGCTTCTACTTCTACGGTCAGGTCATAGCCGATGCGGTGAGAGAATTCCTCCTGGTAGAAATGCCCTATGTCCTCCTGAGCAATGCCGACGATTCGGACAACTCCGGGATCATAGACGTGAGCTTTGACTTCAAAGCCGTGAACCCTCCGGGATCATACAACTATGATGATGCCCTTACCGTGTACATGGTGACCACCGACGACGGCACCTACACACCGAGTTAAGCCATGGGATGGAAAGATGAAGCTCGCCGGACAATCATCGGCGAGAAGGTAATGCTTGAAACGTTTCCGGGGTACTGGATAAGGCCCCGGAAATATTCAATCGAGACGATGGACGAGATCCGCGCTATTGAGCGGAAACAACAGGGAGAGTTTAACCGGAAAGCCCTGGCACGGATTGCGAAGAAGATGTCCGAAAGCGGCAACATCGAGGACCCGGGAACGATCGCTCCAGCGATGATCATGGGTGAACTGACGGACGAAGAGTTTGAGGCAATCTATGAGGTCTCGGAAAACCGGAAAGCCGGTCCCGGGGCACAACTCATCATTGCAAAGATTCATGGCGGGGTGGGAGAACACAACTTCGACGGCGCAAAGATAGAGACGCTGGCGAAGGACATGGTCGACTATCCCGATATCGCCAGAGAAATGATAACGATCATCGAGGAATACAACCGCCCTTTAGCAGGGAATCCGTCCGGGATATCAGAACCGTTACCGGATGGATCTACAAAGGGCGAAAGTTCCCGGCAGACGGAGAAGACCTCCCAGACGGACGAAACCCCTGGGAGCTGATTGAGGCATGGCAGCCGTGGGTTATTGATTGCCTGCGGCTGCTCGATGCCGACGGAGCATACGCACGATACCGGCACGGGGTGGACCTGAGCAAGGAGCCGTCGATTGATATGGATATCCTGGACGTTGTCCGGGCGGAGTGGAACCGACTGCGGTCGAAGGACCTGATGCCGAAGAAGGGAAAGCATGGGAGCAAGTGAAAACCTAACGATCACGATCAACGGCAAAGAATACGTTTCCAAGGAAGCGAGAAAAGCCGGTAAAGGTGTCGAGGATCTTGAAAAGAAATCCAAAAACCTCGGAGAAACCACAAAGAAGCTCAAGGTAGGCGCTCTCGCTTTCGTGGCTGCTCTGGTAGCGGTTCAGCGGGTTGTCTCGAAGATGACCGGAGCATACGGCACCCAGGAAAAAGCCGAGCTGAAACTTGAAGCGGCTATCAAAGCAACCGGCAAAGCGGCCGGGCTTTCAAAGTTCGAGATGACATCCTTCGCTACAGAGCTTTCACGGATGACCGGCATTGCGGACGAGACGATTATCGAAGCTCAGGCCGTTATGGCAACCTTCACGCAGATCGGCGAGGACGTGTTCCCGTCGGCCATGGAAGCGGCGGCGGATATGTCGGCCATGTTCGGCCAGGACCTCCAGTCCTCAGTCGTCCAGCTCGGCAAAGCCCTGAATGATCCCATCGCCGGTATCGGTGCATTATCCCGGGTCGGCGTTCAGTTTACCACAGATCAGAAAGACATGATCAAAACCCTGACGGAAACCGGCGACGTTATGGGCGCACAGAACATCATCCTCGGAGAAATGGAACGGCAGTTCGGCGGAACGGCGGAAGCCATGGGCGGCGGCTGGACCCAGTCGGTCGAGAAGCTCAGCAACGCCTTCGGTGACCTCGCCGAGCTCGGCGGCCAGGCTATCACGGATTTTCTTAAACCCGGCGTTGAATGGCTCACGAAGATGGCCGAGAAAGCCTATGACGCTAAGGTGGCGGCGGCTGCGCTTGCTACATACTGGGGGGAAGGTGCCCAGACACAAGATGACCTCGAAGCGGCCTATGCTGCTACAATATCAAAGATCAACGAACAAAAAGAAGTCCTCGCGGAACTGAAAGCGGCCAGGGACGAGGGGGAA